CACCCGGCCACGGATGATCATACCCGTGCAAATCCTGCACAGGCTCAATGCTGACCTTCAGCTCATTCACCGGATGCCCGTCAGCACCATCAGGGAATGATGCGATTGCTCCAGACGCCGTGTTTTTGATCACAGGAGCAACATACATCCATTTTGTATCACGGTCTGTATCGCTTGCCTTGGCGAGTACCTGACCCTTCAGACCGCCCGTAGGAACGCCCTCTCCCGGGTCACCCTTGTCACCCTTTTCGCCCTGAATGCCCTGCACACCCTGCGGAATGCCAAGAGACAGCACAGGATTTTCAGCCGTCCCAGTGATCTCAGCCGTTGCGGATGATCCTGCCGGGAGTGTGGACACAGTGCCAATGGAGAGATCAGGCGTTGCCCCGGTTGCGCCCGTTGCACCTGTGTCACCCTTATCGCCTTTCAAGCCTTGCTCACCGCGGGGCCCCGTCAATCCGCGGTCACCCTGGACGCCCTGGATTCCCTGCGGACCGCGCTCTCCGCGATCGCCTTTATCACCCTTGTCGCCTTTGGGTATTCCAAGATTCAACACGGGTTCTTCGGCGGTCCCCGTAATTGTGGCCGTAGCGGACGTCCCGGCAGGAAGATTCGTCACGGCGCCCATGGAAAAGACAGGCGTGGCGCCACGGTCGCCTTTATCTCCCTTGTCGCCTTTTTCACCCGTGTCCCCTTTCGGGATGCCCAGATTGAGCAGGGGATTTTCCGCAGTACCGGACATGGACGCAGTAGCCTCAGATCCGGCGGGAAGAGTCTCAACCGTTCCGATGCTAATATCAGGAGTCGCACCTGTGTCGCCCTTGAGGCCCCTGTCACCATCTCTTACTTGAAAAGTGGTTGTATTTCCATCGGTAAAATGAATGGTATATTTTTTATAAAGCCCCGTCGAGCCAGACTGGCTAATACTGCGAATGCCGTTTCCGGTAGCACCCCGTTCACCGCGATCACCCTTCGGGATTTGAAAGGTAAACCGTTTGTGCCCAAGCGCTTCTACATATCGAAGTGTCACTGTCGGATCAGACCCGGCAGGCAGACCGGAAGCAATTGCATCTATTGCTTCCAATGCATTAACGGCTGCGTCCACTTCTGCCAGCTTTGCGGTTGCTCCGTCATACCATGTGTCAATGTGCCCCGGTGGGTCTGTGTTGACAATCAGGCTACGGTCAACGTGGATTTTCCCGATAACCGTCTTGCAAATAACACTGTCCTTTACGAAATTCAGCTGAATCTCGCCGTCCCCGGTAAAATCCAGATTATTCTGAGTAACAAGCCATACGACCTCGTTACCTTCTTTTGTCACGATAACGGGGTATACTTCCTCGCCAAAACCCGGTTTAACAGCCAGCGTAGGTGATGCCTGCGGGTATTCAGTGAACTCCTTCGTGGCGTCAATCCTCACCTGTGTTCTTTCGTTTTCTCCCTCAAACCCAATGTCCAAGCGCCTTGTTGAGAGCTTGCTGGTACTTGTGCTAATAACATTCATACTTTCACCCACCCAAGCTTAACACATGAGGAGAAGAGAGACCTCTTCTCCCCACGCTCTCTTTAGACCTTATCCACATAATTCTCCTTATTATACTGGGCAGTGCTGATACCCAGCAAAGCGCCGAGCAGTACGCAGATCACACTGACCGTCTTGGCTACCTCGTCAGCGAGAGGCCAGTTCCAGATCGCTGCCAGCCCGACATACGCCGTGCTGAGAGCCGGGAGAACAATCATCACAAACCATTTGAGGACGTCATAGGCCTTGTTGGAAATTTTCATACTGGTCACCCTTTCGCTTTCAGATCTCTGATGTCATGTTCCACTTCGTTCATTTTGCCTTCCAGAACGAACGTGCGCTCGACAACCGAATTGTGCTTGTTCACTTTGTCTTCCAGCTGCTTGAGGCGGTACTCAATGAGCGCCGCGCTTTTCCGATTTGAGAAATACACACCGCACAGGGAAAGCAACCCTGTGATCACCGCGGGTCCAAGTGTCTTCATCAGCTCCATCACTGTCATCACCCCCTCAGGAAGCGGGACATGACCCAGCCTTCTGCTTCATATTTCACCTTTGCCCAGTCACCGTCCACTTCCAGAACAGTGACCTCGTCGCCTTCACGGATAGCGTCCTTCTTCTCACCGGAAGGTTTGGTTCTTACCCACAGTGTTCCGTCGTTCGGGACATCTACTACTGCCGTGCCTTTTTCCATCGGAGATTCCTCCTTTTTATCGGTGTAATCGACGCCCTTAGACAAGCCATAATGCGACCATGCACTCAGGGAAGATTCAACCACGCCGGACTGCGCTCCCTTGGATTCGATGACCTTGCCGTTTCCGACATAGACACCAACATGATAGTAGTCTGTCTTATTGCGTACCTTGAAAACAAGTGCACCGACCGGAATTTCACCAGAAATTGTGCCTTTTTCTGTGAGATAGCCAGACCACATAGAATTGGAGCCATGCGCGATACGCAGACCGAACTGGTTATAAATCCACACGATCAGACCGGAACAGTCGGCCACCCTATGGCCAATCCACTTCTCCCCGTACTTGATGGAGTTCGTGTAGTTACTGTTCCCCGCCCTGTCCTTTTTCAGCTGGTTCCAGGCGTCTCTTGTCCAGAGCTGCCCGGATTTTCCCCAGATATAGCCCCACTTTTCTTCTAACGGGATTCGTGCTTTCTCCGCGATCTGGTATCCAGTTGCCATAATCTACCTCCGGGTATGATTCTTTTCTTTCTGCGCGGTACAGGCAGTCCATACAAACCTGGCGGCCTTCCGGGATCACCTGCCCGCAGGATACACATCTGTTCATTACGCTGTCCTCTTCCACATGTAGACCGCCAGGTACGGGGGCATGTTGTTGTGCGCCTGACCACTGCCCGTATACCCCGTCACGGATCGAATGTCGAGGTCGCCCCATGCGGAGTTGGAAGCAAATGCGTAGACCCCAGTACCGCTGGATGCCTCAAGCTTACCGGAATAACCCGATCTGTCTCTGATTGTCGCGAAGCGCCAGTTGCCGTTACCGTCCGCTGTTTTGCCGTATGGATAGTGCCGATGCTCAGGCATCTCCGCTTCGGACAGCGTGTGTTCCGCTTCACCGCCGGTAGCAGTATTAGCGTAAGTGTCGCCGCAGGCCAGCAGGAACGTATCCTTGATCTGCTCCCACGTACCGCCGAAGATCGCCTGCGGATTCACGCTGTTCACCGAGATGTACACACTGCCTACGGGATAAATAAGGTCAACGATTTCCCTGCCGTGTACATAGAATGGCCAGCCCGGGTTAATCTCGCACCCAGCCCGTCTGGACACCATGCCGATTGCCATGCCGTCCCCGGCATCTCTAAAATGCATCAGCATACTGATAGACTGGAGATAAACAGTTCGGGAGATCTCCTTGCCCATGGCATCGACGGCTTTGATGCGGAACTTGTACACCGTCGCCGGGTCAAACCCATCCGGGAAATCCGATGTAGGCGGCGCGGACAACGTGGACTGCACACCGTTCGCAGGATTCCCGACAGGAATCCAGACGCCGTCTACGTCCACGTCAACTGCGATGCTAATTGTATTGTGAGTATTGCAACTGGAGTACATGACATCAGCGAGGGCGTTGATGTACGTGCCTGTCTCCATCGGCGTTCCATCCGGGTCGGTCTCCGTACCGCTTGAGTCGCACCGGGCAATCCGGGTGCTGTTGAACACAGGGGAAGCATACGGCTCTACTGTGATCGAGGCGGTCGCTGTGGTCGATTTCCCACGGGAGTCCGTAACCGTAACAGCGAATGTCTTAGCCCCTGTTGCAAACAGGATCGGAACGTGGGACATGTACTGGTTCTGGCTGTCCTTCGTACCATCCGAGAAGGTAATGCTACTCATCGTAGCAAGATACTTCGTCTCAACAGTAGCAATCAGATCTACACCGGAGAAAGTCTGAAGGTACATCCCCCACTGTATCGGTCTGATATCCCCTGTCTCATACAGCCCCAGTGTAACCACCGGAGCGGCACTGTCAGGCGCGGTCACTGTAAACGAATATGATCTTGATCCTACTAGGGTGCTTCCCGAATACGTCTCCAGAACCGCCGCTCCATTCGCGGAAGCCCTATCGGTCATCTGCTCCAGCCATGTCAGAGGAACCGTGTATGACGCCGTCTTAACGCCCCTATTCATGTCCACCGTGTCAGACTCAATTCCGAAGGTCAACTTAATCTTGTGACTCAGCTCAGAGTACTTGGCGTTTGAGATCGTGAAGTTCAGAGACTCTCCGGCGTTCGCTGATGGACTGTTCATCGTACTTGCTGAATACGGAATCTCATAATCAACAATGGCATAAAAATCACTGAAGTCTACATACACCGTGGTATCAGCGCGGAACGTCAGTGTAATACTGCTGATCCGGGAAGTGGAAACCGTACTAGTTGTATACGTTCCGCTCCGGTACTCACGCAGATACTCAGTACTGTTGTCACTGGAGTTCTGAACGCGAGCGTAGTTTTTCTGACGAGCCGTGATACCGACATACATCCTGATTCGGATGTAGTTGATCACAGCCCCGGCAGGAACGGAAGACATATCCCATGACAGCGTTTCAGCGCGGTATACACCGCTTTCACGGTGGATGGAAGCATGGGAGATCGACAGCGTAGCTGTTGCCATTACTCACCGCTCCCTTCTATGATAGGCTGAACACGCCGCAGGCCATAGCCGTTGTAGCACTTATACCATTCAAGACAGCCGTCCTCGGGCTTGCCGATGTACAGATGCTCTTCCGCTCTCATGGTCGGCATCTTCGTTTCATCAGCTGTGACGGATACCATGTACAATTTGTTCGTACCAGAACCCTTGACGATATAGAAGCCATTGTTCGTGGTTTCGGTGTGATACTCTTCACCGTCTTTACCGATCTCAAGACCGTCCTGGGTAAACTTGAAATAGGTATTGAGCGCCTGAAGGATATTGGTCACATTAATCCGAAGGCCATTGACACCCTGAAGCAACTCAGTACCGTTCTCAAGGTCTTCCACCTTGGTGACCAGCCGCCCGTCAAGGGTCACGCCTGTCATGGCCCTCTGAAGATTCTCGCTGCCGAGATACTCAATGACCGGTATCAGGGTCTGGTTCTGTGTAAGATCAATGCCATTCAAGGCATTCAGAGCGATTTTGTCTGCTGTAATGCAGTTTTTCTTGAGCCGCCCCTCCCCGAATTTCATGGAGAAGAGACGGTCAAACAACTCCATCAGCTGGTTATAAAACCGTTTCTCGTCTGCGTTCCAGTTTCTGGGAACAGCAGGCGGCTGATAGAGATAACCATAGGTATTGGAATCCATCTCTGCTCACCTCAATCCGGGTCGAGTTCCATATCTATCTTCAGACCCCCGGCGATGCTAAAGGGAATGGCCGTCCGCGTCTTAATGATCAGCTGAAAGTACCGACCCTGTACGTTGATCGCGGCCTTCGCTGCTTTACCCGGCTTCACCCAAATGATCTTTTCCTTCAGCTTCTTATCCGTCTGGATTCCAAGAAGCATTTCAAACGGAGCCGTGCAATCAACCTTGTAATAAATTTTGAAGGCCGATTTCACGCTGCTCTTCAGGCCAAGATCCTGCATGCCGGATTTCCACAATACCGGAAGGGCGTCGCCCTCTTCACACAGCTCCATGATTCTCCCCGGAGCTATGGAAGATGTGTACAGCACCCGGTCTTCGATCTGGAGGAAAGATCTGACGTAGATGCCGGTACGAAGGGTGAACGTACCTTCCCGGCTGTTGTAGGCCAGCACAGCGTTGTTCACGGTGCTGCCGTCAATCGGCAGCGCAAGCAGATAAGTGCGGTCCTGCATCACCGCGCATGAGCCACTGATGGCGTCGAAGTTCACCCGGTTGAAAAGCTTCTGGACGTTGTCCTGCATGTAGGTAACTGACTGAGCGCCGTCATACCGGACAATGCCGTTGTAACCCAGCATAAAGGCATACGCCCCGGATACCGCAATAGTATTCGGGACAACCGTGCCCGGGCCAAACTGAGCGCGGACAATGAACTCGCCGGGGTCTGTGCCGATGATCTTCCAGATCGTGTTCTTCTTAAACGCGAGGAGCGCGGAGCCATACGGATACAGGGCGAGGAAGCGGTCGCCATCCCATGACGGGGAAGCAAAGCTGCCCGCACCGTCTTCCGGGATCTCTTCATTTGCCAGCCAGTTGAACGGATCGAAAGCGGTGGAGTAGAACAGCCAATCCTGCATATCCTCCACGCCTGTTCCCCATACACGCTCGTTGTATCTGGAAATAACCGAGAACGCATGCGGCGTGTTCACCTTCACAACCTTCAGATCGTGCCCATACAGACAGAACATGCCGTCTTCTTCACTGGTAAACAGGAGAACGTCCACGGGGCCGTCCGTCATATCCACGCCATTAATCGTGTTGATTTCGTAGGTAACACAGGACTGATAATCCGTGCCGAGTTCCAGTTCGCCTTCATCCCGCACTTCGCCTTCACCAAGTTCTGTGTACCAGTGGCGCACTTCCCAGGGATCGTCGCTACCGAGAACACGGGTGTACATCCTGCCCCCGGCGAAGGCGACCAGAAGATCCTTCTGTTCAGTAGGAACATAGTACCGCCGGGACAGGCATGCCAGCGTACCGATGGTCTTTCCTTCCATCTCCGGTCCGACCTGAACGCCTACGCGGTACGGTTTGAACTGCCCGTTCGTGGTATCCACGTTTTCCATCTCCACGGCAAAGCGGAGATTCTTGTTATACCCGTCCCCTGTCTGATCCAGACCGGCAAAGGCCTGAATCTGAACGCTTGTTTCATACGCTGACATACTTCACCCCCTCACGGTCTGTAGTTGTAGAACTGGGGAAGCTCCTTTCGGAAGGTCATCTCCCCGGTGGTTTCATCCAGAGTCACCCTGCCAGCCAGATCCTTGCACTTTCCGAGACATTCCTCAAAGTTACGCAGGAACTGAAGACCGCGCTGCTGCTTCTGCGGGTTGCCATTCCTGTAGAGCATATAGGTGGCATAATCGCAGATCGGAAGATGCGTCCATGCCGGTACACCCGGTTCCACCTCATTGTCCTCACCACTCACCAATGTTTTGAAGGGCGCGATTTCATCGAGATGCTTTCCTGTGATCTCAAAAAGGACCTGATCATACCCGTCGTTGACATAGGCGTCCACATGAGGCGTGTAGTCCTCAAGGTCGTCCCAATCAGCGTTGTACTGAAACAGGGCCCGCTGCATCATGGCTTCAAAGGTCATATGCCACCACCGCCTTAGATGTTCGTATGATACTCAGTATGAGTGTCTTCCTTGCCCCTGGGACGGGCAACAGTGTATCTGCCGGAATGGACGAGGGCTTCAAACGCCCAGATCGGAATCTCCACACGCTGACCGCGCTGGATGATCAGGGGGCGATTGTTGTTCTTCCCTTCGCACTGCACGACCTCAGTCTGATCGACAGTACCCGGCTTTTCTTCATCAAGAAGCGGCAGGGTCACGTAGGTCATACGGTCTTCAAGGGCCACCTGATTTTCTTCTACAACGGGGTTCTTAGCTGCCATGTGTATACCTCCTATGAGGGGCGTAGCAATTGCTACGCCCCTATTATTGATTACGCGCTGACCGCGTGTTCGATACGGACACCGAAGGCATCCTGAAGGATGTGGTAACCGACGCCACGGATCTTGTAGGCAATCGTGCCGCGCTGATCGTAGGGGTCATCGGAACCGGAAGAGCCGAGAGGCTTGATGA